GATGGGTTGGTTCAAGGATGGCGGCAAGGTGCAGCGGCGTGCGCAAGGTGGCCGGATACAGCGACGCGCAGGTGGCGGACCGGTCATGCTGCGGTCGACCGGCATCGGCAGCATGATGCCGGCGGCGGCGTAGGAGGTACAGATGCTGAACATGGATCCAACCCGGCTGCCGAGCTACCTGCGGGTGGCGTCAGACGCGGAACTGGCGACGCTGGCACAGCAGGCTCGCAGTCCGCAGATACTGACGGCCGTGCAGGATGAAATGAGCCGTCGCGAAGGCGGCCTGACGCAGAACGATATGGTGCCGCCGCCAGGCGCTGCGCCGCAGCAGGTCCAGCAGCCGGTCATGCCGGCGGTGACGCTGAAGGACGTCGCGTCCGAAGGCTGGGTGCCGCCATGGGAGCGCCAGGACGGCAGCGGGCCGTTTATCACGGCCATGCAAAGCGAAGGCCCTGTGCCGGATGACGACATGCCGAACAGCGGCGTTGCGGCGCCAACGGCGCCGGTCCGTCCGCAGGCCATGTCGGATCTGCCGGAGGTCGACGTCGGCTATGCGCCGGGCGTCGATCCGCAGGATGCGGGCGCCGAGGAAGATATCGATCTGCCGCCGCAAACCGTGGCGCTGGCGAAATCGCTGGAGGAAGCCAGTGACGACCCGGACGCCATGCAGGCCATCCTCGCGGAAATCCAGGGCAGTATCCAGTCGCCGGAGGACATGCGGAACAATTCGATTGCCCGGGCCGGGTTTGCCATGGCGGCCAGCCGGAATCCATATTTCTTCGGGGCGCTCGGTGAAGGCGGTTTGGCGGGCATGGATGCCTATGAGAAATCCAAGCAGGAAGCCCTGTTGAACCGCGTGCGCAGCGCGGATATCCGCAGCGATATGGATAAGTTCAGCGAACAGAAGCGCGCGACGGGTGTTGGTGAGCAGGATGCGGAAAAGCGGCTGGGGCTGGCCGAGCGGAATGTTATCCTGGCGGAAAAGGATTACGAGGCGAAGCAGCAGCAGTATAACGACGGCAAGATCACCAATGAAGCGCTGGCGCAGGCGGAGGTCAGGCTGAAAAACGCGCAGGCGGACTATTACGGCAAGAAGGACCCGAGCGGCAGCAGCACAGGTTCGGTGTTGACGCAGATCGGTACGGATAGCGACGGAAACCCGATCATGGGGTGGACGTCGACGGGTAAGCGGACGCAAGCTGAAAATACGGAGGGCAATAGAGCTGCTATTATCGGCATCGGTATCGACAGTGCGAAGGACGTCAACTGGGATAATGTCAACCCCGGGAAGATGGCTGCGATCGGCATCGGCGAGAATCTGCTGGGCGAAAAGGTCGGCGCACTGATGGAGTCCTATGGGTTCAACGAGGACGAGGCACGGCTGGCCGCTGCGCAGGGTGCCATCCAGGAAGGCATCACGGCGGCCATCACGGGCGCCGCGTATACCGAGCGTCAGGCCAAGAATTACGCGAAAATATTCGTGCCGCAAGCCGGAGACAGCCCGGAACGTCGGGTCGAAAAACTCCGGCGCGCGCAGGTGCTGATGACACAGTTGGACCGTGCCGCCCGTCAGCAGCATATCACGATCGACGATCTGAAACCCGCCGATGTACAGTCGGTTATCGAGGGCGTCGTGGGCGAAACCACGTCGCAACCGGAACCAGAAGCGCCCGCAGCATCCGCACCAGCAGCACCGGTCGAAACGCCGGATAACCTGCCGGTCATGCAGACGCCGGAAGATGCCCGCAAGTTGCCGCCAGGCACGTGGTTCCTGACGCCGGAAGGCAAGAGAAAGATGGTTCCCAATGGCTGACGGATGGGATCAATTTCCTGACGCACCGATGCCGAATAAGCCGGCGCCGGACGGAGATGCCATGCCGCGGCCGAAGGGCGAAATGGATCCCAATCTTGAGCCCAAGAAAGACCCGTGGGCGGATTTCGAGGATGCGCCGTCGATGACGATGACGGCCGACCTGAAGCGCAAGGGAAGGCTGGCCATCAAGGCAGTCGAGGAAGGCATTCTCGACGTGTCGGCGCTACCGGATACGCTGCTGCGTCTGGGCATCAAAGGCGTCGATTGGGTTGGCCAGAAAGTCGGCGAAAAGAGCTATGAGGAACAGGCGATTGACGCCATCAATGATTGGAAAAACGGGGATATCAGTCGGGAGGAAGCGGAAAAACTGGCTTGGCCAGCGGCTTATCTCGGCAGCCCGGATCTGCGCAGCAGGCTGCAGGAGTTCTATAACAAGGATATTGACGTCATGCCGGATGTCGAAGCACAGACGGCGGCTGAGAGATACGGATCGATGGCGCTACGGGGTGCTGCTGGCGCGGTGGCTGGCGGCGCTAGGCTTGTACCTGGCATCATCGCTGGCGGCGCTGGTGGCATCGGTAGTGAGGCTGGCGGCGATCTTACGAAAGGTACGGAATACGAAACGGCTGGCCGTGTCATCGGCGGATTGGTGGCAGGCGTGCCCGCTGCTGCAATAGCGAGCAAACTGACCAGCGGGGAGCGAGTCGTGGCGAGCGCGCTGCGAAACGCAACACCGGATGATATGGCGGCGGCGACGCAGCTTATGGCGCGCGCTCAGGCTGCCGGGACACCGATCACGTCTGCCGAGGCGCTGGCGCAGGTCATGGGCGGCAATAATCAGATGATGGCCATCCAGCGATTTGCGGAGAACGCGCCGGATTCGGCGCCGGTCATGCAGAAATTTATGAGCGACAAGGATGTTGGGCGCGTCGTTACAAATAAAGCCGCGTTCACGCGCGCAGCAGATCGATTGGCGCCGGTCACGCAGGCGCCGACAGAGATTGCACCAGCCATCCAGGCAGCGGCCAAGCAGCACGTCAATCAGACGCGGCAGGCGATCAATGCCCAGGCGCGGCCGTATTATGAAGCAGTTGAGCAGCAGGCAAACGTGGGCAATACGATCGGCGCGGTTGCCCCATCGAACGCGGGCGCCATCACGGGGCTTCTGGACGATCCGGCCGTGCAGCATGGCATCCAACGGGCCCGCGCGCTGCCGGCGAATGCAAAACTGGCAGACTTGCCAGACACGGATCCACGCGTGCTGGACGCTGCGAAAAAGCGGCTTGATTACATGGCGAAGGACGCGGCCAAGAACCCGCTGGCGACGCCGGACATGGCCAGCGCCCGGTTCTATGACGACGGCGCCCAGAAGATCGCCCGCACGGTCACCCAAGCCTATCCGGAATACGGCACCGCCCTGCAGATCGGCCAAGTCGGCCGCGAGCGCATTCTGGAGCCGACGAAGCGCGCACCGATCGGACAGTTGGCTAAAAAGGAAACCGCGACGGCCCAGCAGAACGTCCTGCTGCCGGATGACCCGACGATTTCCAGCCCAATCCAGACGGCCGAAGCCGTTCAGGTACTGCGTCAGAACGGGGCGACCGGCGCCGTGCGCGACCTGTTCCGGACGAAGTTGCAGAACGTATTTGAGACGTCGATCAAGAGCATCAAGGGCGGCAACGAACAGGTCCGCGGCGCGCAGGCGGCCAATATCCTGCGCAGGAACCAGACGCAGTATGATTCACTGCGGGCTGGCGTCGAGGCATTGCCGGATGGCCCGGAGGTCTGGCGCGGGCTGGAACAGGTCATTGATGCGTTTGAGGCGCAGGGCCAGCGTCTGCCCGGTGGTTCCGCAACGACGTTCAACCAGATCATCCGCGACGAGCTCTCGCAAGGCACCAGCATGGCGACGGCACCGTTCCGCGGCGTTCGGGCGGTGGGTGGATTGTTCAAGGAACAGATTGAGCGGTACGCGCTACGCCGGAACAGCGAGCAATTGGCGCGGGCTCTGACGCACCCCCGCGGGGTCCAGATGCTCCGCGATATCGCGAACGCCCCGAATGCCGGTGCCCGGCTGCGGCTTATGAACGCGCTTCTGGCCGCGCAGTGGGGCCAGAAGGAAGAGAAATCACCAGCCGTGCCGTGATCTGTTGCGCAGATCGCGGATGGACTGGGCGAAATTGGCAAACATGCAGTAGATCGCACCGTAGACAGCAAGGGCTGCCCAGATGACGAGAATGCCGATGATGATTTCCACGTTAACCTCCATTAAGCGTTACGCGGCCAGAATGCCATGAACGCCAATGATCTGGCAAGCCGCGTGCTGATTATCGGCGTGCCGGTAGCCGTAGGAATGTGCGCATGGGGACTTACCGAGATCATCTCGAATGGTAAACTTCTAGAGCGGGCGTTAACGGCCATTGATGCACAGCAGCGTGAATTGACGTCGCAGGACGGCCGGATCAACCGTCTGGAAGATGGGTATTTTGGAGGGCGTGAATGAACATCTCATCCGAAGCACTCGACACCATGGCGCGCACCCTGTACGGCGAAGTCCGTGGCGAGGGCTGGGAAGGCAAGGTCGCTGTGGCATGGGTGATCCGTCACCGTGCTGAAAAGCCCGGCTGGTGGGGTACTGATATTACCTCAGTCTGCAAGGCAAAGCAGCAGTTTTCGTGTTGGAACAAAAACGACCCGAACCTGCCGAAATTAACCTCCGTTACCATCGCGCATCCAGCTTTTCGAGAGTGTCTGGCCGCTGCGGCAGCAGTGCTGTCCAATAACATCCCGGACCCTGTGAAGGGCGCGACGCATTACCATACGAAGGGTGTCGCGCCGGCATGGTCAAAGGGACTTACGCCTATCAAGGAAGTGGGGTATCATATGTTTTTCAATAACGTACCGTAGGAGGCTGAATTGTTTAGTGCCAATAAAGCTGGACTTGGCGCACTCGGACCTGCTCTGACGGCGCTGCTGCTCACGCTGGACACTCGCATGGGGTGGAACCTCGGGCCGGAGTTCTGGGGTGCCGCCCTGACCGTGGCGTTCGGGCTGCTCGTGTTCTTTGTCCCCAACGTCACCAAGCAGATCGCCACCCCAGACACCAAATCAGGAGATGCCTCATGAACCGTTTCGTTATCTTCCTCATTCTCGGCCTTTCGGCGTGCTCTGCCGACAAGATCTCCCCGGCCGAAGGGGCGCTCTCCACCTGCGAAACCTATGCCGCGACTCTCAGCACCTTGGCGGACTTCCGCGCGGCAGATAAGCTTTCCAGCGGGCAGGTCAAGATCGTTGACCAGACGATTGCCTATGTCGGCCCGTACTGCAAGGGTGAAGCCCCGGACGTCGATGCCAAGTTGAAAGACGTGGCGATTGATGCTGGTGTTACCGTTCTGCAGTCCGTCGTCCTTTCCGTCATTCAGTAGGAGTTAAATCATGGCATTCCCGATTGCACTGGCGCTGGCCGCGTTGCCGGAGTTCATCAAGCTCGCGACAGATCTCTACGAGCGTCTCAGCAACGGCAACCTGACCCAGGAAGAGTTCGACGTCGAATGGGCGGAGATGGTCGCAAAGGTTAACGCGGCTGAGGCCAAGTGGAACGCTGCGGGGTAACGGATGTTTAAGTGGTGGGAACTCTACGGCGCCTTCTACGCAGCGGGCGCTGTAGCCCTCCTGGCGGCGTTTGGGCTGGGGGTGTGGGTGGGGTGGTAGGATCGGGCCGCTATCCAGACAGTCGAGCACGGGACCATTCGTCGGCTTACCCCGAGAGTCGTAAAGTGCTTTTAACACCTCCGATCCACCCCCACTCTACCCTCCCCCAGCGATTAAATCAACGGTAGGGTGAGGCGCTCACGATCCACATCCTGTTTCATCCGCGATCTACTTGCCTTGGTCGCTGGTGGGTGGGGCGGCGGGGGAGCGTTCCGTGTATTCCGCAGATAGCGCGGAATTGGCGTCATGAATCGCAGATGAAATTCCTCCATCCGTCAGCTTTGCCGCTCGCGCTTCGGCTATATTGGCTTTTGTGATGCCGCCGTTGTCCCTGAACCATTCCAAAGAGCCGCGTTTGATGATGCCGCGCTTCTCAAGCTTCCAGACAACCGCCATCGGCGCGAGCCCCAGGAAATCCCCGATATTTATGGCCATGCGGCGGGTGAAATTCGTCTGGCCTTCGGTGTGGGCGCGAAATGCAGCTTCAAGTTCGTCCATTGCCGTCTCCTGTGACAGGATGTTGACTGTCTTTATATTTTTGCCACATCGCTCTTAATGCGGGCGTCGGCTCTATCAAACTTTCAGACACAAAGTTAATCCAATCGCGCTGGTCGGCAGCGTCTTTTTCTGCCGTGGCCTGCGCCGCCAGCTTCTCATTCGCTGCTGTGAGTTGAGCGCGCAAATTGTCAACAGCCGCATCCTGCAATTTTATTGTCTCGTCTCGGCAATCGATGCCGTCATGTTGACCGTCCCAATCTTCGCGCGGAACTTCGACGCGAGTTAGGGTTGCGCCGTCATCATACGAGACCCAATGAGACGTGATCTCCAGCCGTTCGGCATATCGATCAGCCCGCGCCGTCTCTGCCTTGAGGGCGGCGACAATGGCGCGCAGTTCTCCGACCGTCATGCGAACGGTCAAAGCATCGGCCTTGTCCGCCAACCGCGCTTCGATCTCTGCTGTCAGGGAAATCGGCTCGACATAATAGCTCATCACTCACCCGCCTTCCATTCGTGCTGATCTTCCCGACAGGCCCTGAGATACGCCTGCAATCCATCTGCATCGGTGACGCTCACGCGGTCATTGAATACGCGCCAGATGTCGTCTTTAAACTCGGTCTGGAACGTGCGGAACAGGCTGGGGCCGTGGATCACGGGCGAAACGGTGCACGGCACCTCGAATGCCGGGCCGTCGTATCCGCCGTGGTCGCCTTTGCGGGTGTAGAGCATTAGATGACCTTTCCGGATTTGATGGCTGCGATGCAGAGGGCGAGTTGCAGTGTCTTTGCCTCCCCGTCGAACATGACAGGTTCTATCGCGCCTTCAGCGGTATTGAAAACCGCCAACCGCGCAAAAGATGACAGGATTCCCGCTTCTTGCAGAACCAAAATCGGAAGCCTGTCGCGGTCACGGAGCGCCATGGCAGCATCAAAGCTCTGCGTGGGGTCGTCAGCGCTAAACTCAAACGGCCCATCCATGCCAGCCTCTGCGCACACCATCATGCGGTACGGCGTCCCCATCGTGGCGCGCGGCTCGACACTAAGGAAGCGATAGCCTTTCGACCGGCAAAGAACTTCGGCCCCCAGCTCAAAACGGCCTTCCGGCGCCGCTTCCAGCTTCGCAATGAGTTCGTCCATCACTTCTCTCCCTGGCGAGAGTCGAGTTTGGATGTCATTTCGTCTCCTGCAAGATGTATTCGATCGTGCGGATCTGCCCCGACAACCACTGGTCGCGGCCTTCACTCTCGGGTGCACCGTCGATGAGGCCCTGGAACTCTTCAGCCAAATCCGCGAGGGCCTGGCGCAGCGTGATGATGTCTTGTGCTGCTGCGTCTAACAGGCGTTGCAGGACGCCGGATTCATACTTGATCTGCGCGACGATGCTATTCGGTTTGAGCTTATCCATGGGTGTTCTCCTTGCCACTCCAACGGGCGGTCCTGAAATCCACGATCATTACACCGCGCATAATCGCAGCCCAGAACCTGCCAACGTCGGCGGCTGTCTCGTGCTGCTTGCGGTACGCCGGAAAGTATGCGTCGCTTGGGTAGCGTTTCATGGCTTTCTCACGATGTCGTATGTATCCATATCGCCGGTTGAGCGCCAATAACAACCCTCGGCAAGAAGTCCCCATTTCTCGACGTTCTCAGGGACATTGCTCTCCGCCGCCTTATCGGCGCACATCTTGCCGAGCTTACGCCACATTGCACAAACGCGCTTATAGGCAAAATCAGACGGGTCAAGTTTCACCTCACAAACTCCATGATAGCCCAGAGCAGGCCGATGATAAAGCCGAACTGCGTCGAGGTGGTGAGGCTAGTCATTCCAGCGCCCCGTGTGGATGTTGAAGTCGCGTAGCTCTTTCTTCAGAGCCGCGACAGCACGGTTGCCGCGATACATCTTGGATGCGAACCGGAGACGACCAACCAGAAGCTCGGCAAGTGCCTCAGCGTCTTCGTTTAGCTGCGCTTCTGCATAATTAATGCGGCTCTTTGCGCCACTCAATGCGGTCTTGAAATCGGTTAAATCACTCACCTCACCCCTCCTTGCTAAGTTCGTTGATGGCTGCGAGATAGTCCCCGCGCGCCGATTCAGTATCGCCCCACCAGTGGCCGTGATCCGGCGAGTTCTTGTCGATAGAAATGACGCCCCACAGCTCGGCCCATTCATCGAACACAACGGTTACCGGCAACTCCCGCCGTCTCATGGCCTCTGTGATGTAGGGGGAGGTCATGGCAGCTTGATCCCATTGGCCTTGGCGCGTTCTGCGCAGCGGACGCAGTACGTCTCTGGAATGTGGGGCGACTTCTTTCCCCACAACGACAGCGGCATTGACGTTTTCATAGTCTGTTTGCCGCAAAGAGACTTAGTAAAATGCAGCGGGTCCGACAGGTGATAATGCCACACCCCGGATATGCCCTCAGTGATGATAAGTTCGCCCATCACATTCCCTCCAACTTACTGCGGATCTTGCCCAGCTTGCCCAACACATCGTTCATGGCTTCCCATGCCGTCGCAAGATCCGCCTCAACCGACCCGTCCTTCGTCTCCTGCATGGAGTCGTCCAGGCCAGCCATGAGCTTGGACAGGCCGGAGATAGCGTCCTGCACGTTGTTAAAGTCCCGGGCGATCAGGCTGCGTTCCTTGGCGCGTCCCGTGCGGTAGACGGGATCGGACGTCGGCATTTCAAACCCTGTATCGCTCATGATCCTGTCTCCCTTACGAAATGATCTCGCGCAGCTTGGCTTCTTGAGCGGCCCGTGCGGCGGCCCATGCGGCGGCCCCTGCGGCGGCCCGTGCGGCGGCCCATGCGGCGTCCCCTGCGGCGGCCCATGCGGCGGCCCCTGCGGCGTCCCCTGCGGCGGCCCATGCGGCGTCCCGTGCGGCGTCAAGTTCTTCTGCCGTCGCCTGCCCATCGGCAAAGGCTTCTGTCACATCAAGCGCCGCGAGGCTGCGGGGGTCTGTCATGAGGTGCTGCACCTGCCGGGCGCACCAGATGGCATAGAGACGCCACTCCTTGTCGTGCTCCGGCACCGACCGCAGGCACCAGAGCGTGTCGTCCATCCCATTGCTTTCGAGAATGGTCAGGAGGGGAAGCGGCTCGTTATCTGCCTTGGTTTTGCCAAGATGCTTCAAGAGCTTTTCCCAGCCTTCTTCGCAAGGCGAATGGGCGCGGATTTTGTTGAGCGTCGTGCAGATCATGATCCTGTCTCCCTGTGTTGGTGCGTGAGGCGCGAGCAAGGGGCATGTGCTGTCTTACATATACCTAGGATTGCCGAAAGTACTACCTAGCCCGTCGTTACATTCGGCTTGAACTGACCTCGCGCCTCACACCACCCAACATATGCGCCGCGTCGGGGAGTGTCAATCACAAAACGCAACTTTGCCGCAACTATTTTCATTGACGCCGTCCGCAGCCGTGCTAATATCCACTGGACCAATTCACGGAGGTTAACAATGGAATGCAAATTTACGGTTGGGCAGAAGGTGGTGTGGGTGGAATCAGAGCCGTGCTTCGGATCTTATGGGGAAATTTGTCCCGTGGCCGGACCTATCTACACAGTAAGGACCATCGGCATTGTTAATGGTGGCGTCGGTATGCGATTGGATGAAATTCACAACGAACCGCGCTTATACACTGGCGGCGTATTTGAGTGCGCATTCCGGGCGTCACATTTCCGCCCCGTCAAAACCACCCAGACGGATATCAGCGTCTTTACCGAGATCGTCCGCCGTGAATTCGACGTCGATAAGGTCGTCAAGCCGGTAAAGGAAATCGCATGACCATTCAAGAGCTGTTCGCCAAACGCGGCACGAAGGCCAAGGTCCGCAAGCTGCTGGGAGTTAATGCAGCAACCGTGACCAAATGGAAATACATTCCGGCCCGCCACCTCCGCGCCGTATCCCAAGCCCTGGGTGTGCCTCAGAGGGACTTACCACGCAAGCCGGAGGGTGACGCATGAACTGGCAACCGATTGAGACAGCACCGAAAACAGACCCCTGGTATGAGGCAACGCGAGTGCTTGTCTATGGTCCGGAAACTGGCGTCCAGCCCGGCAAGGTATGGGTCCGCGAGGACGGCACCAGGAAGGGATCAGCCGAGGGTTACAATGGCAACTACGAAATCACCCACTGGATGCCCCTCCCAGAACCACCCCGCAAGCCGGAGGTAGAGGGATGACTGACGCCACCCACACGCACTGGCTGGTCATTGCCATCCTGATATCCGGCTGTATCAGTGTGGGGTGTATTGGATGGGCTGTGGCTTGGATTATAGGAGGTTAATGTGACATCCGCGAGTGACGAACGAGAGAACGCGGCCAGCGATACGGCGGGGGAGCGCATCGAGCTTCTTAAAGAGGCTATCCGTCGCATCGACAAACTATCGTTGCGCCCGATCTGGCCAAAAGAGGCACACTATTTCAGCGGTGTTTGCAAGGCTGGCTGCATCACGGAATTGAACAGGATGATAGCTGAGATGGAAGATCAACACATCATCGGCGGCACTGCATATATAAAAGGTGGAGGGGACAATGGGGTCTGATCAAAAAGAAGTCCCTAAAACTGCGACAGGTCAGTATATCGGTCCGCGACCTTCTCTGCCTGAAAGATTGCGCGCTGCATGCCTTTGTCCGCCAGAGTCAGTGGTTGTAATTGAATCTGATATGCTCTTGATGGAAGCCGCAACGTCTATTGAGCAATACGGCATCTTGATTAAAGAATACATGGCCGATTTAGAAGCCGCCAAATCATGGCGCGGCCCTCTGCGTTGGGACAAGATGACTGATGATGATGTAGAAGCGTATTGCTTTGAGCTTGCAGGGGCGCTTCGCAGACGAAAAAAACATAAGGCGGCAAAGGCAATTCAAGCGATTTCTGATGAGCTTTATGAAGGCGCAATCAAGCCAGCTCCCATCATTCCGAGAACGACTCATGGATAAATCAGTTACCAACTGCGATCATAAATGGTGCATTGAAGGCGACCAGTGGGTTTGTGACTGGTGTGGCAAGCACGTCGATATTCCGCAGCCAGATGACGATACATGCTCAATCGCAACCCAGAATATCCGCGATGGATGGTCGGCTTTGGCGATGATTCGCGAGGCCGTTGAACAAGCGTCCCCGGTTGGCGCTGTGCCGTGCGCTGAGTACCTGGGGCCGACGCCCTATCATGAGGCCGAGGCTATTATCAGGGGGATTGCTGCAATGCGCGCTCAGATGGATGAAGCTATCGGATGTTTCGATGCCGCTTATGCTGAAGGGTTGTGCGATGTTCTTGCGGCACAAGAAGAAACCGGTGTCCAATCGCTTCATGACCTAGTGACGCGGCGCATTTTGTACGCTCATAGCGCATTGCTTACCCCCGCCGTGACAGACGAGAACGCCAAGGAAGGCGAACGCGGATGAAACTCACCCTCTGCCTGATCCTCGCCGGTCTATCCGCCATCGCCTTCCTGATCGGCATGGCCACGAATATGGATATCCTCTCATGGTCCGTGGTGCCGTTGTGAGCAGGATCGAGCATATCGGCGACGCCACGCTGTATCTGGGCGATTGTCGGGATGTTTTGCCCACGCTGCCGAAAGTAGACGCAGTGTTGACAGATCCGCCTTATGGGATTGGCATTAACAAAAGCAACCGCCTATCGATCAGTAGAGGTCATGGCGGCGAGTCTTGGGATGATAGCCCAATTGATGACGAACGGCTGGCGGCTCTTATGGCTGCGTCGGAAAGGCGCATTATTTGGGGTGGCAACTATTTTGACCTGCCGCCAACCCGTTGTTTTCTGGTCTGGGACAAGAACAACGCCGGCCGAGATTTTGCTGACGTTGAGATGGCATGGACCAACCTTGATCAAGTTGCGCGCAGGTTCATGTTCCGGCCAATGAATATGGATGGCGGGAAAGAGCACCCGACGCAAAAGCCAGTTCAGGTCATGCAGTGGTGCATCGAGTTCCTACCAGATGCCCAAACCATCCTCGACCCCTTCATGGGCAGCGGCACCACAGGCGTAGCATGCGCCAACCTTGGCCGTAAGTTCATCGGCATTGAGCTAGAGCCGAAATACTTCGACATAGCCTGCCGCCGCATTGAGACGGCATACAAGCAGCCCCGGTTGTTCGCAGAACCGGTGGCCAAACCAGTCCAGGACAAGATGCTATGACTTGTCAATTTGTCCCAATGTACGACGACCTCGACATGGCGTGGCTATACTATGCCCAAGGATGGCTGAAGATCGTGCAACTATGGGGCAATCATGGCCATTGGTCATGGTTGGCAGTGAAATGACCTCCTACATTCGCGGCGACGCCTGTTCCCATGCCGGATCTATCCGCCTGTCCAGAGCTATTGAGGCATACTGGCATAAGCGCGGGGTGAAGGTGGCGGTTCGGCAAGAGATCTACGTTCACGGAACCTGCAAGCACATCCACTGCATCCGATCGGATCTGAGCCCGGCCGTTCAGCCAGAAAACGCGGCGTAGACCGTCCAGCACAGACCGGCAGCGGCACCCAGAACAATCACCCAGATCGCCACGGTCGATGCCGCGGACGCCACGTGGCGACGGACCCGCCGGTTATACGGCGGATCCATCACGCTTCCCCAGTTATCCGGAGAGTTCTTATCCATCACGCCAGGGCCCGCATCAGGGCTTCCATGGCATCCGGCGCCTGCATCTCGCCGCCCTCGATCATGACGTCATGCGCGACCCGCCAGGCGGCCTTGAACTCGGGGGATTTGCCGTGGACGACCGGCACGCAGATCGTGGCCCAGGACGCGTAATCCGGGCTGCCGTCCTCGTGGCGGATCATCGGGGTCATGGTCACGGCCGGTGCCGTGGATGCCGCTGCGGTGGCCGGTGGCGGCGTCTGTGGCTTCGGGGCGACTTTCCCCTCCAGCTTGTCCAACTGCTGCTTGGCGGCGGCCGGCGCGCTCGTGGGGGCGGCTGGGGCCGATTCCGTCACGTCGATGATTTCGCCGCCATCCATGACGACCTCGTGGCCGATATCCCGCAGGGTGTCCATCTGGACGGCCTTCTGGAAATCCTCTGCCGAGCTCGGCATGTATTTGCTGGCGCGGCGGACGGCGGTTTTGCGGACCTGCTCCTCGTAGTCGTCCTTCCACGGGCCGAACGGTTCGCCTTCCTTGTTCTTGGACTGGCTGGCGCGCATGGCCCGATCGATGTCCTCCTGGTCGATCACCTCGAATTCCTTGGTCCCGTCCTTCATCGTCCAGATGCAATAGGCGGCGATGACCGGCTTTCGGCTGTTGATCGACGGGGTGTGCTGCAGGACGGGATTCAGGCCACGCTCATAGACAAAATGCTCGCCTTCCCGGACGGCCGTGCTGCTGATCGATCGGACCTCACCGGAGCGGGTCGCCAGAGTCATCAGGCCGCCGTAGCGGATCTGGAACTGGGCTTCCAGGCAGTTCGCCTTGCCGTTCCACCGCGGGATCAGGTCGGCCTGCTTGCGTTGCGGATTGAGGCTGAGGCCGAATTCGACGGCCTCGCGGGCGGCATTCAGTATCGATTGCGGCGTGCACTGGAACAGCTTTCCGTCCTTGCCGTTGACGATCGCCGTCATGATATTGGCGATAAACCGGTCCTTGTTTTCCTGCTTCGGCAGCAGGCGTTCAAGAATCGGCATCTGCTGGGTCAGCGCCAGCTTGATCGTCTGCAGGAAATGCCGCTGCTCCTGCGGGAGTTGCAACGGGCCGCCGTCCTGGACGGTCGCGACCTGCTGGGTTTTCTGTTGGGTTGGGCGTGCCATGTGGGCGTCCTCGGGTTAACGGTTGATCTTGAGAATCTTCTTGGCGTCCGGCAGCACGTGCTGCAGCAGCCGGATCGCGACCTTTTGCGGCGTGGCCTGGATTGGCATTGATGTGCCGATTTCAGTCAGCGCGTCGCGCAGGTCGTTCGGCATGCGCAGTTGGAACTGCGACCAGTCGGGGGTGGTGGGTTTTTCACGGGGCATCGTTTTTCTCCGGGTTAAGGATAGACCGCATTTGCTCGGCGTGCTCTTCAAGGATGCGCTGAAGCCGCCCAACGGTTTCGTCAAAATACGACGCCGCGCGCAGCATCTTGTCGGCCGCATCGTCAATATGGTTGGCCGCACGGCGGATACCCTCGTCGCCAAGGGCAATGAAATTAGGAATGCTCATTCCTTCAATCCTTTCACAGTCATGCGGCGATAACCTTTCTTGGCGCCGATCACGTCACCCAGCATTTCCTCGGTGATCACGGTGCCGGGGTTGGCCGCCACGGTCGCAATCGAAATCTTGCCGGCCGCCGTGGTGGCGATAATCTTCGCGTCGTCTTTCTCGGCCGATGCCGCGGCGTCGATCAGGCGTTTCAGCAGCGCATTCTTGGCCGCTTCCTTCTGGGTTTCAACCTTCTTCACCTCGGCCGACGCGTCCAGATATGCCTTCACCAGATCGGCGGCTTCGGCATCTGCGGACCAATCAACACTGACCAGTGGCCGATTGAACGCCATACGGCTTAACGCATCGCCATCCATCTCGAAATCTACCGGCGGCTCGACGCCATCGCGGACGGACTGCATAAATTCCGACGCGGCAGCTTTCACAGCCTCAATAATCGCCGGCCGTGGCTCAACGATCATCTGCCGGACCTCGCCGTGAATGAAGCCCCACAGCCGCGCATACGGCGCCCGTGGATTGCACGCGAGCTGTGCCTGCACCTGGATCAGGTATTCATCCGGCGCTTCCGTGACGGTCAGGCCATCCCATTCCCAGCCGTTGCCGAACACCGACCATTTGATTTCCACGGGCGGCATGCCGGCAGAGACTTCCTCGTAATCCATGCTGACGCCCAGCGCCGGGCAGTCGTCGCATTCGATATACCGATGCACCTTGCGGATCTGGCAGCCGAAGCTTTCAGCGCCGATGCTGGCAATCGCGGGTTCGAAATATTTGCCGTTGCGGACGTGGGAGATGTCGTCGAGGTTGAGCGCGGGAAGTTGCCCGGATTTCTCCATAAAAAGCTGCCAGCGACTCTTGCGCTTGCTGACGCCCAGCAGGCAGGCGATGTCGCTGGAACCGACGTGGGCGGCGCGGAGGGTATGCCAGTGGGTATTGTCGCGGATTTCGGTGTTGCTCATGACCGCACCACCCATCCGATAACGTCGAGAATGACTTGAAAGATCAGGTCCATGTCAGGCCCCCTTCTTCGGTGCGTCAACCGACGCCATGAGAGTCCGGCATTCGGCAACCAATTCGCATTTCCAGCAGCCGGGTTGATCCCCCGGGTGATCATCGCTAAATGCGCCAACCAGTTCACCCAGTTTCTGCGACAGGTTTTGAACTGCCGTCAAAAGCCGCTCACTTTCATCCGATGTCGTCATCCGTAGCTCCTAGATATGGCAGTCGATATTGACCAGCCATGTGTCCGGCGACAGCGATTCCATCAACTTGGCGACTTCATTCTGCCATTCGGACTTATCCTTTTCGTCCGACACCATTCCCCACCATCCCATGCTGCCGCTCTCATACCATTTCCCGTCATGGATAAGAGCGAACGGCGTCATGGCGGCGCGGCGACCACGGGCAAGATATTCGTCGCGGCTGCACTGGAAATCGGTCGGCTCGAAATAGAACGAGCGGTCACTCTTGTTCAGATCGGCGATGACCGACTGCCCATGGTAGAGATCACGCGCCTCCTGAACAGTGATTTCCTTGGCCTCAACCCGCTTGATGAAGTCCGCCCATGATGTGAACGATCGGCCATTGATAACCCGCGTAACGTCGTCCCATTCCGGCCCGTTTGCTTCGTCTGCCGTCGCATGCATGGCGCCGACGTCGATGTCGCCAACACGCACGATATCGGCACGGTTCGGCCCAGCGCGCCGCTTCGACACGAGGCTCGGATCACCCACATCGCAAACCGCGCCTTGCTTGACGGCCCACTTTCCGGTGAACCGGCCGCCGACCTGATACCAGTCCCATTTTGCGTTCGGGTTGGTGTGGTCGAAATAGCGACCGTCGCGAAAGTCATAGTTGCCGTAATCGCATCCCGCCTGCTGTTCCGTCTGGCCAAGCAGCGGTAGCCCGTCGCGACGCTTCATCGTCAGGATTTCCGCGCCAGCCGGCAATTGAAACGTCGGCCGCGCAAACATCGCGCCGGGTTCCGACGGGTCGGTATAGAAGAAATTATCCCAGCGGGATTTGTAGGTGCCGTCCGGCAGCTTGACGAGTTTGTCATCCTCGTCCAGATACGCCTGAACCTTGTCGGTCACGTCCACGTCGATGACGTACTGATCGTCACGCCCGGTGCATTCGTATTCATGAAACGGCGCGAGCGTTGCGGCAATCGTCTCGTCATCCGGCATTGCGGGTGAAGGTGACAGAATAAGCATGCACGAAAAATGCGACATCAGAACCCTCTGAGTAACGGTTGCGCCCTGAGAAAAATACTGGCCCGACGCAGGGAGGGACGCCGGGCCAGTTCGCCGCGTATCAATGCGGCTTCGTTTAATGTCCGGCCTGCCCCTTCAACCAACCCACCAAGGAAGGGCCTACGCGACACTTTCGTGTTTCGCCATTGGCTCATCAGGCGTAACGGTGGGCATGGGCCCGAAACTCTACCGGACTGTCGGGCGTATGCTCTGTGACAACACCTATCTACCGCAACCATGCACGACTGTCAACCACCATTCGCACGTTCCGACGGAAATAATAGATCGTCCGGTAATTCGTCCAGCCAATCGGGCAGCGGGCCCAGTATCGCGTCAATCTCATCGAGCGTGCGCACGAACGCACTGATGCCGCCACGTGCGATCAGCGAATCCTGGAACGCGATCTGCTGCTTGCGCGCCGTGCCGGTCATCGATTTAGTTTCCAGCGAAATGAACTGGCCGTAATAATGCCAGACCGTTCGCTCATGCGGGTTGAACCAGTTCGGGTTCACGGTTTCGCGGACGGGCAGGCGCCGGAGTTGGCAGACCAGTAGGTCGTGTGTGCCGGTGGGGGCCGTGCGAATGCGGCTGCCGGGTTTGCCGGGGGCTTCCAGGACGCCCGTGTTGATGCGCAGCACCATGCAGTCGCGGCGGCTGCCGATGTGCATGCGGGCCTGGGCTAGGAAGGGGGCCTCGCGGGTAGGGGTGGCGGCGGGCTTGCGGGTCATGCGTCACCGTCGCGCAGCCAATATTTACTCCGGCCATGTTTATCGACCGGTTCGCCATCATCACTACAACCCTTCCCAGAACAATCGGGGCACTGGCCAATATCTGTTTCCAAATCGGGATCATCGGACTGCGGGTCGTGCCTGTAGATACGCCCGTCAACGCACCGTAAATCGCCTCTCATCACCACCCCTCCTTCGCCATCGCGCGCTCAACCCGCGCCTTCAATTCCGCGTCATCGCTTTCCGGCAATCCGTTCACCGTCCGATAACCCGGCGTGTACTCTTCGCGCCTCCGTCGATCGGCCGCCGTCTGCGCTGCCATGACGTGATACGCCCATTGCTCGGGCGCGCGCATGCCGCGATCCTTGGCTATCCGCGTCAGGATTTCAAACTGCCGATCACGGTTTTCCGTTTCCGCTGCCGCGAATATCTCATCGGCTGCCGTCACGCGTTCCAGCTCGCCGTCGACGTGCTGCACCTGGCGGGACTGTACCGGCTGCGCCGCACCGCAGACCGGGCAGACAGGTGCCGGCCGAAAGCACGCGAAACAGAAGGGGCAGGTGCGCACGGCTGGGGCGGATTCGGCGCGCGATTGTTTTTCCGTTGATTTCGTTAATTTCCAATCCCGGATCTCATCATAAAACCCATGTTGGAGAGTCAGGCCGGCATGATCAAGGAGGGTGGCTTTTATCTTTCCCGGAGCGATGCGACCAGCACGGCCCAGCATTTGAATGAACAATGCCAGAGATTTGGTTGGCCGTAGCGCAATGATGGTTTCCACGCCCGGCACGTCAAATCCTTCGCTCACCAAGTCGACGACGCAGATTACTTGCGTTTTACGCTGCGCGAATTGCAGAAACGCCTGATCAATATCGAACTGATCCATCTTGCCATGCACGGCAAGCGCATGTACACCAGCGGCGACAAAAGCTGCGCACACATCCTCAGCGTGAGCAATAGAACAACAAAACGCAATCGCTTGGGTGCCTGGCGTAATCCGCTGATAGTGCGAGATGGCGTCACCAGTAATTGTGGGTTTATCCATCTCCTCGGTCAGTTCGGCAGCCACATAGTCGCCCCCGCGGACTTTGACGCCGTGCAGCGCCGGCCCATTCTTTGTGCCGTACACCTCTATCGGGCACAAATACCCCTGAAGCAGAAGGTCTATTACCTGCGGCCCAATCACCATTTCATCAAAAATGTCCCCGAGTCCTCGACCATCGAGACGCACAGGTGATGCGCTGACACCCAAAATCCGCGCATTTGGAAATGCGTCAACAACCTTGCCCCACGAATTGCCTGTGGCAAAATGGTGGGCTTCGTCACCTATAATCAGATCTGGCGCCTGAAATCTGGACAGCCGGTTTACAAGGGTGAATACGCTCGCCACGGTCACGGGCGCTCGTGTGGTGAATTTGCTGCCTCCCTTTAGCTTTCCGTGGGGAACCTCCCAATCGGTCAGCGTCTTGCAAACCTGATTGTGCAGAAAGTCCCTGTGCGTCATTGCCAAAACACGCTTCTGCTTCGCGGCAACACCTCGCGCGATGTAGCTGAAAATCTGGGTCTTGCCGCCCGCACAGGGAAGAACGTAGAGCACACGCCGCGACCGCGTGAATGCGTCCCGGATCTTGCCAACATCTGTTTCCTGATAAGGACGGAGTTTCAAACATCGCTCCTTCGGGTGCCCTTGGGAAGCAGCCATGCATATGGCGGCCACCCACGGGCAATCCTGCCATATATAATTTCTGGGTCCATCCCCAACTCGCGACCCCATTCCGCTGCGGTCATCGATCTTCCATCTGGATGGGCAACAATTCTATTCGACGACTTATTATTTGCCTGTATGAGCCTAGACGCCCATCGGCAGTTAGATGGTTCGTAGTTTCCATCGTTATCAATGCGGTCAATTTCCAAAGTATCAGCATAGCCATTTTGTGCCGCCCATTCCCAGAACACAGCGAAGCTTTCAACCCACTCGGTGCAGATCGTAATCCCGCGGCCCCCATAAATCGGATAGTTTGGCGTATTGGGATTCAGACATCTTGATTTCATCGCCAACCATATTCGGTGCGGGCGACGCTTAGATAGTCCGTGCGTAGTATTGGCCTTTCGAGCAATCTTATTGGCCCATTTGCCTAGGGCGCGAGACACGTCAACTCGATGACACCCACAGCTTTTTGTGTTGCCGTTTTTCAGATGAGCGCCAATGCACTCGATTTCTGTCCCACACACGCAGAGGCAAGCAAACTTTGCTTTATGGTGCGGAGTTTTTCCGACGTATCTTACGACTAAAAGCCGTCCATACGTCTTTCCTATTAGTGACGACGTATCTAACTTCACTTCCCACCCATCAAATCCGCCCAGCCGACTTTCCCGCCAGTCAACGCGACGATCTTCCGCGCCGTGTCAACCGACGGTATCTGGATACCGCGCCGGATGCGGCTGATCTGCGACCGGTGGACGCCGAGTTCCGCCGCCAACTGTATATCGCGCATGCCGCGCTTCTGAAGCCATAGGGATAGGGTCATCGGATAAATATAGCGGCTCAGTGCATAACGCGCAACATTTATCTTGCCATGCCATGCCGAGCGTGACTATCATGGGTACTTCCGTTGTCTCGGGAGAATTTCATGGAAGCCACGACATATAATTACGCCACGCTGCTGATGGATGACGGGCTGGGCCTGCCGTATATCACGGATGTGGCGACGAAGCGGAGGCTGTATCGGCTTCCGGTGTGTGATCTGTGCGGAATGAAGCCATGGAGCCTGACGGGCGCGAAAGACGGATGGGCCTGCTGTGCGCAGCATGCGGCCGAGCGGCGAGAAAGGAATGATAATGAGTGACGTCTATATCCAATATCACATCGTCAAGCCGGAAGGCGCAGGCGAAGCGCATCGGACCGGCTTCATGACGCCGGAAATTCTGAAGGAATGGCTGGCCGACGGGTGGTCGGTGCACAAGAGCTATCCGGACACCAAACTCGGCAAGAGCAAGAAGGGCTTTCTAGTGCCGCTGTCGATGGCTTACGATTCGGGGGATATGGTCTTTGACTAGATCCCAGCAAATCGAACGCATCGCCCGCGTGTTCTCGCGCCGACGGCATGACAGCGAAATCTACTGGCGCGCGTTCGTCAGTGAGGCGAGTCAGTGGGTGAGTGTGCGCGTAACCCACGGGAAGGAGATTTAGTGATGGACGACATGGAAATGTTGAACAAATGCCACTCACTGGCGACTGATTTGCGGCGCATTGGTCAGATCGCGGCCGAAATGGGGCACACTGACACGCTGGGATATGAACAAGCGCGGGAGATGATCTTGGAAATTGTCGCGCCGTTAGAACGGCCTGCGGTACCGGAAACAGCCATGAGTGAGGCGTATTGCACCCGAGATAATTTCTACGGCTTCAATCTGAGTGTGGGCGATATTTCGTTAAACCTTAACAAGCGGGCGGATGGCGGGGTTGATATCAGCATCGTCAATCCGAGCAGCGGACTTCAATCTGTTCATGTTCCGCGCAAATGGGCTGAGCCAATAGCTACTTGGCTTCTGTGTGACGCACTAGCGCCCACAACCTCAGGGGAGGAGGGCGGGAGATGAGTGTATTCGGTGATCTGTTTACACAGAAGCGATACGAGCCGATCTTACGCAACAAGGATGGCTGGGATTACCACGGGCATAGGTTTCCCATCAAAGGCGGCATCTCGTTAAAGGACGTTTGGGCCAAAAAGATGGCTGGGAACATCTACAAGCCCAACGCGCTGTTTGCCAAGCTCTCAGGCCCAGACACCACCAAGGAGACACCCCATGGATAAGTCCGAAGAGCGGGCAGAGGAAGTGTTAACGTTACGCCGCGCCCTGTCGGTGATGCTTTATGAGGCGACCCATCTAAGCCCGGCGCGGGAAGACGGATCGCATGATTGTCGCATCAGTGCGGTTGCTCTAGAGACTGCCCGGCATGCACTGGCGCGAACGGTGTCTCAGGCGCCTATTGTCGGATCAAACTTTACCGCCACCCCACAGGACACCAAGACACCCGAACTACCCCAATACCCCACATACGCCTATCGCCCGGACCGCCCGTGATTCCATTCAGATCCATCGCCACCGATGCAGCCGCCTTCGTGCCCGTCCTGGTGCCCCGCTGGCTGCCGGACGCGCGCGACGTCGGCGACAAACTGCTGGCCCGTTGCCCGTTCCATGCCGAAAAATCGCCGTCCTTCTATGTCTACAAATCCGATGGGCATTATCATTGTTACGGCTGCGGCGCGCATTCGGATCTGATCGCACTGCTGGCACATATCAGGGGTATCGACATGAAGGAAGCCGCGCGGGAACTCGCGAGATCGATCGGGCATGAGTGGGGGCGGGAGTGATTTTTGGCAGCGTGTGCAGCGGCATCGAGGCTGCATCCGTCGCATGGAATCCGCTCGGCTGGCGCTGTGCCTTCATGTCCGAAATCGACACCTTCCCGCGCGCCGTGCTTGCCCATCATTACCCAGAGGTTCCGTTGCATGGCGACTTCACCACGATCAAGGCGGGAGACTATGAACCAATTGACGTTCTTGTCGGAGGCACCCCATGCCAATCCTTCTCGGTCGCTGGACTTAGAGCAGGCCTGGCTGACCCGCGTGGCAACCTCATGCTCGGGTTTGGTGCGCTTGCTGACCGACTTCGCCCCCGCTGGGTCGTTTGGGAAAATGTCCCCGGAGTCCTGTCATCAAACGGCGGACGGGATTTTGGCGCCTTCCTCGGGATGCTGGCAGAGCTCGGGTATGGGTTCGCCTACCGAGTTCTTGACGCTCAGTATTTCGGACTGGCCCAGCGCCGCCGCCGTGTGTTCGTTGTCGGATATCTTGGAGACTGGCGACGTGCCGCAGCGGTATTTTTTGAGCGCGAAAGCCTGTCGGGGAATCCTCCGCCGCGCCGAGAAAAGGGGCAAGGATTTGCCGCGAGCACTCAGGATAGCGTTGCAAAGCCGCTCGGAGCAAAGCGAGACGGCGGATGGCGCGGAGATCTAGATAACGACACGTATGCCATTCAAGAGCGCGCCGTGTCGGAAAATCCTGATGCCGGGCCGCAAGGGAAGGGATTTCAGGAATCGGTCGCCTATACGCTAGAAGCACGTCATCACGTACAGTCGGTTGCCTACGGCGGCAACAACACCGCCGGTCCGATCGATGTAGCGACCGCCTGCAACGCTCACAGTGGGCGGCAGGATTTCGAGAGCGAGACGTTTATCGCGCACACCCTGAAGGGCGAGGGCTTCGACGCCAGCGAGGATGGCACAGGTCGCGGCGTGCCGTTGGGACCAACGGCACGGGCAATCGCGCAGAACCAGCGGAATGAGGTCAGGGAAATGGATATAGCTGGTGCCTTGGCATCAGAGCCGGGAATGAAGCAGCAAACCTATGTGCATCAATCGCCTGCCGTGGCGTTTCAATACAAAGCGTCTGCCTCAAATTCGTTCAATCCAACAGACGTGGCGCCATCGCTTGACGTTGGAAAATGCGATGGGATGTCAACGTTCGCCCGTGGTGCCGTCCGCCGACTGACGCCCAAGGAATGCTGCAGACTGCAGGGTTTCCCTGACGACTATCTCGACATCACCTATCGCGGGAAGCCTGCCGCCGATGGTCCGCGCTACAAGGCGCTGGGGAATAGCATGGCTGTTCCGGTCATGCGTTGGATCGGCGAACGCATCGAACTGGTTGAGGTCATCCAATAAATGCACACCCCCGATCTCACAGCCGCGGACATCCCGCGCAAAACGCGTGCCGGCAAGCCGATCAAACCGCCATCAGCCCGCTGGTGCTACGCCAATCCGGACGGCAGCACGGCCTTCCATATCTGCCGCTGGGACAAACCAACCGGCAAGCTGCTGATGCCGCTCACCTACGGCGCGGACGGTTGGGATTGGGTCGGCCCCGGCGCCGGCCGCCCGCTGCTCTACGCGCCCGCCCTGGCCGCCCGCCCGCAATGCCCGGTCCTGCTGGTCGAGGGCGAGAAAACCGCGGACGCCGCGCGCGCGTACCTCACCAAGGAATGGGAGGTCACCACCTGGTCGGGCGGCACACAGGCGATCAAGCAAACGGATTTCAGCCTGCTGCACGGCCATCCGGTCATCATCTGGCCGGACAATGACGAACCCGGCCTTACCGCCGCGGCCGCGCTGTCGGATATCCTGCACGGGCTGGACGTCCAGCATGCGATCGTACCGCTGCCGGACCTGCCGCCTAAATGGGACCTGGCCGACCCCGTGCCGGATACGATCGGCGGCGATGCCGTGGCCGTGCTGATCGCGCGAACGCTCAGGGATCTCACCACGCCGGTGCCTGCGACCCAAACGCCGCCAGCGCAGGTCAACGGGCACCACGTCGAGACTGGCATCGATAACGACATTAGGATTCAATGCCTGGGCTATAGGGATCGGAAATTCTACTTCATCGCCAGCGAATCCCAGACGATCCTGCAATTTACCGGCAAGGAACTCCAGAAAATGGAGGCCCTGCGCGAACTCTGCAGCGACGACACCTATTGGTATAAGCAATACGGCTCCTCTGGGGAAACGCCCAATTTTGCCGGCCGCGTCGGCGCCGAGCTCATCCGCATGTCTTACAAAACCGGCATCTACAGCCCGGAAAACATCCGCGGGCGGGGCTGCTGGATGGATCGCGGGCGCGTCGTGTTCCACAGCGGCGAACGCCTGATCGTCGACGGCGTTCCCTGCGATCCGATCGCCATCAAATCGTCGAACATATATCAAAAGCTTCCTAGTTTTTTCGACCTCACCAACACGGTGCCTCTGACGGCCGCGGAAGGCAAGGCGCTTGCCAAGATATCCCATCGGCTGCGCTGGCGTGGCAGGGATTCACTGACGGCGGACCTGTTCACTGGCCTGATTGCAACGGCCCCAATCTGCGGGACCCTGCGCTGGCGCACACACGGCTGGATCAGCGGACCGCCCGGCTCGGGTAAGTCGTTTATCCTCAACGAGCTCGCCGGCCGATGCCTGGGCCCGCTTTCCGTGCGGCCGGAGGGTAGCTCGACTGAGGCCGGCATTCGGCAGCAAATCCAATCCGAGGCCATCCCTGTGCTGTTCGACGAGGCGGAAGCGCAGGGGCGGCAGGGCGTCGATCGGCGGAACATGATTATCCAGATGATGCGCAGCGCCAGCACGGATGGCGGTGGGAAGCTGTTTAAGGGTACGGCCAATCACCAGGCGCACGCGTTCAAAATCCAATCTCAATTTATGCTCGCCAGCATCGGCGTCAGCCTCACGGAAGCCGCGGACGCGACCCGCTGCCTGGTCCTGGAGCTGGAAAATGGCGTTCTACTCACGCCGGAAGCCCAATCGGACAATATCAAGCGATTCC